CATGACGGGCGCGGCGGCTACTGGTGCCGCCAGTGCGGCACCTATGGCGATGCCATCCAATTCCTGCGTGACTTTGAGGACATGGGTTATGCCGACGCCTGCCGGCATCTTGGAGTGGAGGCGGCCCGGGCCACTGCGGCGCTTCCTCGGCCGCCGCGTCCGGCGGCCGGCATGGATGCCTTTGAGGCGGTTGCCTCGATACCCCCGGCGGAACTCTGGACTCAAAAGGCCACGGCCTTTGCCGATTGGGCGCACCAGCAACTTCTGGGCAATGTCGAGCAGCTCGGTTGGCTGGCTACGCGGGGGCTGCCGCTGGAGGCCGTGAAACGCTACCGCCTTGGTTGGAACCCGGGGGATCGTGGCAAATCCTGCCTCATCCGGCCGCGTGCGGCCTGGGGGCTGCCGCCTGTTGCGGCCAAGCCGGACAAGGCAGGAAATCCGGCCCGGCCGAAAACCACCTTCTGGATCCCGCGCGGCATCGTGATCCCCCAGTTGGATCCGGTCGATTCCGATGGCCCGGTGCTGCGGCTGCGCATCCGCCGGCCAGACGCTGATCGCAAAGAGTTCAAGGAAGACACGAAGTATTACGTGATCCCGGGCAGCTCCATGGACGCCATGATCCTGGGGGCGCAGGCCCGGGCCTTTGTCGTGGTCGAATCCGAGCTGGATGCGCTCATGCTGCACCATCAGGTCGGGGATCTGGTCGGGGCCGTCTCGGTGATGATGGCCAATGTGAAAAAAATCGAGGCTGGCGTGCATGGCGTCCTGGCCCGGTCGCTGTGCATCCTGGTGGCTTTGGACGCGGAAGGTGTCGGTGGGGCCGGGGCCAAAGGCTGGCTGCGGTGGTCGGCGTCTTTCCCTCGGGCCAAGCGTTGGCCGTGTCCGGTGGGCAAGGATCCGGGCGAGGCGTTCGCCGCCGGCGCGAATCTGCGAGCCTGGATCCTTGCCGGTCTGCCGCCGGTATTACAGCCAGGACTTTTGCCGGCTGGACGGTCGCAGTTTGAGGGGGGGAAGTGGGAACAGGAGCCAACCGGGGCAGCGACAGCCGTGAGCGCCGACGTGAGCCCTACCGAGACGGAGCCCGTCCCGGAACAGGCTCTGGCGGCTGTTCGTTGGTTGGATGCCGATTATGTGACGGCACTCGACGCTGTGCCGCTTGGGGAACTGCTCGACGCCATGGCGCGGCACCGGGTGGAGCCTGTGCTGGTGTCCGGGGTGGCCGGCGACAATGAACGCGTGCTGGCGCTGCGGCCGGCGGCCGATGGCATCCCGGCGCGGGAATGGACCCGGCTGCGGGATCTGTTTTTTGGGGCCTGCTTCGAGGCTGTGCTGTGGTTCGTCGATCTTGGCGGGTTGCGGGAGGCCAAGCGATTGGAGCTTGTGCATGGCCGCGCCGACGCCTCGGGCGACTGGGCGGCCATCGTGCGGCGTCATGGCCCGGATCGCGTCGGGTTGCGGTTCGCCGGCTGGACCAACCTGGACTACTGGCGCGGCCAGTCGACGGCCAGGGGATAAGTGGAGGGCTGCCGACCGGAGTTGGCGCTCCGACCGGCGGCCGGATGAACGGGCATCCGACCAGGAAACCCCAACCCTCCAGCCATGCATGGCCCGGAGGAGGTAGCACGGGGACCATCGGATGGAAAAGCTGAAACTCGAATACTGGCCGGTTGATCGGCTGCGGCCCTACGAACGGGGCCTGAGAAAATACGGAACGGCGGTTGTGGAGCGCATGATGGATTCGATCAGGGAATACGGATTCCGGGTGCCGGTGCTGGCCCGCTCCTGCGGTGAGGTGGTCAACGGCCGCCTGTGCCTCGAGGCGGCCAAGCGTCTAGGACTTTCGACCGTGCCCGTGCTCCTGGCCGATGATCTTTCCACGTCCCAGGTCCGGGCGTTTCGTCTGCTTGTCAACCGTTCGGCCACCTGGGCGGCCTGGGATGATGCAATGGTGGCCGTGGAGCTGGGGGAATTGCGGGATCTGGACATGGACCTGTCCCTGACCGGCTTCGATGTGCCCGAACTGGACGCGTTGCTCGATCTGTTGCCGCTGGCCGGCCATACGGATCCTGACGATGCGCCGCCGGTGCCTGAAACGCCGGTCACCCGTCCCGGTGACGTCTGGATACTGGGGCGGCATCGGCTGCTGTGTGGCGACGCCACGTCCCCGGAGGCTTATGCGGCGCTGCTCATCGATGAGCGTCCGGAGCTGGCTGTCACCGATCCGCCCTACAATGTGGCCGTTGAGGGGAAGGCCGGCAAGATCCTCAACGATGACATGGCGTCCGACGTCTTCCGGCATTTCCTGGGGCAGGTGTTCGCGACGCTTTACGGCGTGCTGGCCGATGGCGCGCCCATCTATGTGGCCCACTCGGACACCGAAGGATTGGCCTTTCGCGCGGCGTTCCAGGCGGCCGGCTTCAAGCTGGCCTCCTGTCTGATCTGGCGCAAGAACGTCCATGTGCTCGGCCGGGCGGACTACCACTGGCAGCATGAGCCGATCCTCTATGGTTGGAAGCCGACCGGCCGCCACACGTGGTTTGGCGGCCGGCGTCAAACGACGATCCTTGAGGGCATCCCCGGCGCGGTCCTTCTCGAAGATGGCCGGGTGCGCATCCCGGCCGGCGACGATCTGTTTTTGATTTCTGGGCAGGATCTCACCGTGGAGGTGGTCCCCGGGTCAGTGGTGAGCGTGAACAAGCCGACCCGTAGCGACGCCCACCCAACCATGAAGCCCATAGCGCTCCTGGAGCGCTTCATTTGCAATTCCAGCCGTCCCGGCGGTCTTGTTGTGGATCCTTTTGGCGGATCCGGATCCACGCTTATGGCCTGCGAGGGCTTGGGGCGCGTCTGTCGTACCCTCGAACTGGATCCCCGATTTTGTGATGTGATCGTGCGGCGCTGGCAGGACCACACCGGCCGGGTGGCTCTGGCCACGGATGGGCGGCCATTCGGTGGGGCAGGGGGAGCGGCATGACTGAGGATCTGACTCCCTACATCGAGCGCAGCGCCTCCACGGATCTGCCTGTGCTGCTACGGGCCAAGGAAGAGGCCAAGAAACGCATGAAGGATAACCCGAGCAAGGAAAATGTCGAGGCGTTCCGAAAGGTTCGCGACGAGGTGAAGCGCGCGGCGGATGACGCGGGACGCCCTGCCGGCGACGGCCGGCTGTTCGCAAAGAAAGGCGACGCCCTGGCCTACCTGCAGGGGCGTGGCTTCGCCATCCAAAAAACGAAATTTTACAGTGACTGCAAAGCCGGCCTGTTGCCGGCGGATGCCAGTGGCCGTTTTGAGGAAGCGGTGCTGTTGGCCTACGCCGCGAACCTGCCCACGGTGACCAAGGAGGAGGATGGCAAGCTGTCAGCGGCAGCACGCCGGCGGTTGGAGTCGGATGCCGATCACAAGGCCGAGCAGGCCAAATGGGCAAAGCTCCGACGGGAAAAAGCCGAGGGCAAGTTGGTTGATAAGGCCGACGTGGAGCGTGGACTGGCGGCCAGGGCACAGTTTTTCAAAGCCCAGCTCGAGAACTTCGGACCGCTGATGGGCGCGCGGATTATCTCCGCAGTCGGCGGCGAGGAGGCAAAACTCCAGGAGTTCTTGAGCCTTTGGGAAGAAGCGACGGCGGATTTGATGGATGCATGGTCGGCGGACAGGGAGTTCGTGTCTGGGCCTGCCGATGCCCACGCTGACGATGCGGAATGAACCTGTAACCATTCGAGCTGCCTGGAACGGTTTGCCGAATGGGCGGCATAAACCAGGGAGGTAAAGACATGGCCATTTCGAAAGACACCATGGGCATCCTGGCCGAAGTCCTCGACGAACGCATGAAGCAGATCGGCAAGGGGTTTGACCCTGACCTCGACGATGGCCACCGTCGGGGCGAGTTAGCCCAGGCCGGTGCCGCGTTGGCTCTGGCAGCAATCACGCGACAGGAAAGCGAGTTGCGCCAAGCTCTCCCGACGGGGTTTCCAGGTCCAATTCCCTGGCCGTTTGGCGATGCGCTGGAAAATGAAACCCCGAATAAACCCGTGCGTGCCGGCCTGATCGTCGCTGTGGCCATGTTGGTTGCCGAGGTCGAGCGTTTGGACCGACTCCATGCAAGCGGGCAGCTCGAATACTGCGAGGGCGGGCATCTGGTCTGGGCGGATGATGCCATTTCGGATGGCGAGGGCGTGGTGTTTTGCCCGGCTTGCGCGGCAGAGCAGGGCGTGGCGCTGGCGCAGGACACCGACCCTGTATCCCGTTTCCTGCGTGATTGCTGCGATCGCTCAACGCAGGCCCGGGTCACGGCAAAGGATTTGTATGAAGCCTTTCAACGTTGGTGCCGGGAGGTGGCTGGAATCCCTGACGACGGGATCATGCCGATAAAGCTTTTTAGCGACGAGTTGGGGGAGCGACCCTTCACGGAACAGGTAAGGGCTTTTGGCGAGATCTATTGGTTTGGTCTGGAGCTGCGAGAGGTGGCGGCATGAATCTCTGCAGCGGGCGGCACCGAAATGGTTACTTCCCGTTTGGCGGCGAAAAGACCTGTCCGTATTGCGGGAAGGTTTTTATTCCAAAGTTTCGACGGCAAGTGACGTGCGGCTACTACGCCTGCCGGCGCAAGGCCGTGCGTGACGGGGCGCGGCCGGTCCATATCCGACCGCGAATGATTGAATGCTTGCCGGAAGTGGATCTGTGAATCTGGCTTTTACCGAATCCGAACGCCGCGTTTTCCGTAAACGCGTTAAACCGCCCGTATCTGCTTGGGCGGCCAGGAACATCGTCGTGCAGGACGGGCCCTATGCCGGGTCGCGCCTGCGCCTTGACGCCACGCCGTATCTTTCCGGGATCATGGACACGCTTTTTCTGCCGTACATTGAGGAGGTGGATGTCTGCGCCAGTCCCCAGATTGGCAAAACGGAATTGATGCTCGCCTGCATGTTTTACAGCATGGAGTTTTTTCCAGGCCCCAAGCTGCTGGGCATGCCTGACGAAGACACGCTGGCCCGGGCCGTCCAAAAAAAACTGTTGCCCCGGATGCGGGGCTGCGCCGAACTGCGCCGCCTCTACCATCGCGATACCAGGGGGGCGATAGAGCTGCGCGATGGATCCACGCTGTATCTGGCCTCGGCGCAGTCTCCCAGTCAGCGGGCATCTGTATCCGTCATGCATGAATTCCTCGACGAGGTTGATCTCTACCGACAGATTGCCGGGCAGGGCGCACCGATCCACGAGTTTCGGGAACGTACGATCAGCTACAGCCAGAAGCGTAAGCATCTGCTGATCTCCAAGCCGCAGGGGGACGAGTCCAGCGCCATCTGGCAAATCATCACCAAGGAATGCGACGAGCTGCGGCATTATCACGTGGTTTGTCCGGCGTGTGGATCGTTGCAGGAAATGACTCTGGATCGGGTGGTGGCGCTGGAGGGTTGCACGGATCCGCGCGAGGTCAAGCGTCGTCGCCTGGGGCGCTATAAATGCCCCCACTGCAAATACCTCTGGACCGACCATGCCCGGGATGTGGCGGTGTCACGCGGTGAATGGCGCGCCGATGCCCCGGTGCTGCAGCCTCGTTCGGTTGGTTTCCATTTGCCGTCGCTGGTGTCGCGGTTTGTGTCTCTTTCGGAGATTGCCGCCGACAAGCTGGCGGCTGAAGATTCCGATGATGATCGCCTCAAGCGGGAATACTACAATGGCCGTGGTGCCATGCCGCATAAGGCGGTGGAGTTGGCCACCCAGGAAACGGAGATACTGACTCGCCGTGCCATGTGGTTGCCGGCCAAGGTTGTGCCGGCCGAAGCCGTTGCCCTGACCTGCGGCATCGACACCCAGGCAAAAAGTTTTTGGTTTTCGGTCCTGGCCTGGGGGGCCTCCATGCAGAGCTGGCTCATCGACTACGGCCAAGTCTTTACGTGGGAGGACGTCATGGCCCTGATCCATGAGGCCCGATATCCGGTGCTGGGCCGGGCCGGTGCGGATATGGGCATTTGGCGGGCCGGTATTGATTCAGGGGGGAACGCCTCGGAGCACCAAGTCATGACCCGTACCGAGGAGGTCTATTCCTGGTGCCGGGCGCGCGGTGATGGTCGGCTTTTTCCGATTAAGGGACGTTCTCGTGATCACCATGTCCCTGTCTCCTGGACGACAATCGATAAATTGCCTCATTCAGGTCGCGCGATCCCCGGCGGCCTGCAGCTCTTTTTGCTGGATGTCAATTATCTGAAAATACTGCTGTTCAAGCGGCTTATGCCCGATGCCCGCCAGCCTATGTTGCTGCACAGCCAAGTCGGCGAGGATTATGCCCGCCAGCTTGCAGCCGAGCGGTTGGTGCGCAACCGCGATGGCAGGTTTGTGTGGGAGCAGCTCAATCGGGAAAATCATCTGCTTGATGCGACAATGATCGCCCACGCCTGTGTGGACGATTCCTGGACTCCAAGCCTTCGGTATCTGTCCTCACAGGACCAGGACGAAGATGCCGTCTCGGCTGCGTCCTCTGGCCGCACGGGGCAGGATGAACAATCAACCCTGGCCCAGGCTGCCCGCCGTGCGAGCGGCATTCTGGCCGGCCGCAGATTGTGAGGAACCCATGAGCAATACCAACTTGCCCTATGATCGCGCCGCCGAAGGGAAACTCCTCACCGTGCCCAAGGTCCGGGAGCGTCTCAACTGTTCTCGGAGCTTTGTGTATAAACTCATCGCACAGGGAGAATTGAAGCATGTTCGCTTAGGTGATGTGAAAGGAATGCGCGTGTTGGAAAAGAGTGTAGAACGCTATATTAAAAGGAAAAAAAATAAAATTCCAAAACAAAAAAATGTTTGATGCATACAAAATAATATCAGTAAATTACTATGTTTGGTATTGTGCATATAGTATTGAATTGTATTTTGTCACAAATTAAAGTTACCAACTGGAAAAAATATTTTTTTGTTTTTAAACTTATTTGTTGTATCGACCAGTATCGAAGGTATTTTAGCTTTTCTTAAAAGATCTGCGATATGGCTCGACATACCTACATGGCCATGAACTCGTATGCCCTTATTAGTTTTTTTTATGAAACCAATTAAAGTACGCAGCAATGATAAGCCGTCCTTGACATTAAAATCGATCCAATTGTCAGGCTTCCCAGGATAAATGATTCTTCCAGAGCTACTGGTAATCCCCATATGTAACTGTAGTATCCAGGCGGTATGCCCATCGTGGGCCCATTCAAAACGTGTAGCTCCAAGAGTTTTTGACAATTTAATGTAAACATCTTGGATATCATTAAGAATAAATTGGGGAAGTTTAACGGGCTTGGCATCACCAAGCATATAACGATCGCCAAAACCAACAACTCCTTCAATAATAATCTTATTATTGGCGTCAGTAATTAAACCCCCTGAAAATATTGAAGAAACTTCTTCCTGTACAAGACATGAAGCAAGTGCTTGATTGTGAGGGTCTTCACTATCCATAAGCCCGAAGGGATCATTCCATCCCCTAATTGTTGAAAAATGGCCAGGTTCCTGAACACGTGGGCACGTACGGGTCCAATATTTTCCAGCGCCAGTTGGATCTCCAAAGGTAAAAATCCCTATATGTTTGTTACGAGCAAAGACAGTTGTTCGTGGTACAAACACATCTAACAAACTAGCTAGAAGTAGACCATATGCCTTATCGCCTAGTAGAAGGCTGAATTTGTTTGGCCAAGTGAAAAATGGGTGAATGGGGACCTCACTGACTCTCTCTTCCTCCCAGATTATAGTGTGTGTATTTCTCCAGCCACGCGGCTTGGGGTGAATGCTAAATTCGACACGAAATCCCTCTGGATAGTCAAGTGCAGGATTGAACCCATATACTGTTCGCAACATATTCATAGCGAGCACGCGCGGAAGAGCAGGAATTGGTTCTGCCGAGTCTTTCTCAACAAATCTTGGCACAACTCCAGGGGCAAATTCCATGCACCCCCCCTGGAGGACACCAGAAACGCCTCCGTCATTAATATCAACAGTCTCATTTACAATTGTATAAAAACCTATACCGGCAAGACGCTTAACATGAGCAAGCGCATCTTGTGGATTGATTAATCCGTAATGAAATTCATTGCCCTGCGGTTGATCAGGGCGAAAGCTGCGTACATTTACTGATTTTTCTGGAGATGCTTGCAAAAGCGCAGTAATTGCTTCTAATGTTGAAGAAAATAAGTGATTTTGCTCAAATCCAAAGACACAAGAGAATCGTTGCTCCAATTCGGGAGAAAAGCTAACAAATTGAGCAATGTTTGCAGTAGAGGCTAGGCTGTCCAGTACTTGATCTTTATACATAGACGACTCGCAATGATACTTGAGTTGAATAATTTCTGAAAGCGAAGCTTCAATTTTCTGGGTATTGATGCCAACTTCTTTCAGTCGTGAGATTGAAGCCGTTAAAGACATTATGGCTTCATCTACCGATATCGGAAAACCGAGCCTGTTTTTCGTAGGAATTCCATATCGTTTTGCTAAAATTAATTCATGTACACAACCGTTGCTATATTCCCATCCGTCGTTGAATCGAACTTCCTCTGCGAATTTTTCAATTATTTTATCCCATAGCTCCAGATAGTCAGATTGTGACCAATTATCAATTTGGAGACAGGATGGATCCAAAACAAAAGAAGATGTTGTCTCCCGTAGATATGTCGCAAATTTTTTCCCATCATTACAATTTGGGTTGATAACATATTTAAGATGATTATTTTGATAGTTAGAAGTATCTTTAGGTGAATCTTGTAGATTGTTTTGGTACCAATTTAATAATCTTTTACCGTTAGTTATTGGTGTGCTTAGATATATACATTTTTTCTCACCAATCAGGCACGATATAATGCCTAATGCTAAGACTAAATTTGGTCTAAAATTATTTTTTGTCTTGTCCATATTTTATTTTTTAGTTTTAGAATGATTCTTTTCTTGTAATAGTTTTTTAAATAAGTCTTGTAGTTGAGTGCAGTTTAATTTGAAGTCTTTCTTAGTCTTATAAAGACGAATTATACTTCGATCCTCTGAGGAGATAGTCTTTGGTATACTAAATTTATTATTTTTTTGATATTTTATTAGGCATGCAAGAAAAAATTCAATCAATGGTGTTTTTTCTATGTTTTTTGGATCATCCTTTCCGCTATTAGAAGTGGGTTCAAAAAATTTAGAGTGATATGCTTGAGTTGTAATTGATGGAGTTGGAATTTGGGAAGGTTCCATTAGCTTATTTAATTGGTCCGCCGTAAAATTTTTGCTTATCTTGTCACTTATTGTGGCAATATCAGTGTATGTGCATAAATTTGTTTTTTGACAAAAATAATTGATAAAATTATCGATAACTCTTCTAGCAATTTTACTGGACCCAGTTACAGTTTTTTTTGATAAAATATTATTTATAATTTTGTACCGTTGTTTAAAAGCAGGGGGCATAAGTGCACAGCTAATATCAATTCTCCCTTTCCGTTTGATCGCTGGGTCTATACGTTCTTCATAATTTGTAGCAATGATGAAAATACTTCTCTTATTGTCATGCAGTTTTTTTATTTTTGGGAGCATTCCAGGTGTCATAAATTGAAATATGCCTTGCTGATTTTGATATTCCTTTGACTCTCTGTCTAAAAGAAAGTGATCAATCTCATCAAATAATATAACCCCATCTTTTTGTTCGTTAAGACATCTAAAAATTGCTTTGGCTCTTGCTTCGACCTCGCCAGAGCCGCCTGCTAGGAAATCACTAGGGGTAATAGTGATAAGTTTCCATTTTAATGACTCTGCGAGCTTTTCTGCAACAGTTGTTTTCCCCGTGCCTGGAGGGCCATACAGCAACATAGAATATTTTGCATCTTCTAGTTCATTCTTTTCACGTGGTAGTATAAAGCTTTTTTTAATATGGCTAAATATTCTATATTCACAATCTTCATCTAGCTCAAGTAATGATTCTTGATTTCCGATGTTTTTATCCCAATAGTCTGAAGATGATTCACTATCTATACGCTTGGTCATTGTCGACCAGTCAACTTGTAAACCGGAAACGGCGAGGCTTCGACGTGCTATGCGATCTTGTAGCATATGCCGGTAGTTTATGAGAAAGCATGCTATCTCACTAGTTTGGAACATATCTATTTTTTTCTCACTGCCAACATGTTCAGATTCCCATCCAAAATAAACGTTGCTGTCCGTGTCAGTCTTTGGAATCTGCCTGACTCGAGCTTTGAGCCATTGAAAATAGCGCTTAAATAAACTTGCATGTTTGGAGAATGGAGATTCCTTTTGAGCTATATCGTCTCTCTTAACACAAATACGCAGCAGTGAATTGGCCACTTCCACACTAAGTGGAAGTAATATTTGTCCTTGAGGCGTTGCATATAAAGGGTTAACTGGGCGCCAATATGGTGTTGCGTCTTGATATTTTTCAATAACGTGAAATGCCCGTTCAATAGTCTGGTCGCTTACAGAGTTATCCCCGCCGCTTAGTAAGGCACCTTCAAGGCTTAAGACTAATTCTGCAGGGTCAAATCGGCTATCTGGTATATCATTATATGAAAGTTGAAGATGGAGTTTCCTTTCAAAAAATCTAAAGAAGTCATTTTTATAGATAGAATGTTTTTGGTCATTTTTGAACAGTTCAAGCTCTAAATAAAGTAATCTAAGAACCAAAAAAGGATGAATGTTTTGCTGGTATTTGCTTTGATTATCACCAAAATCTAAAATAGCAATGGGAGTGTTCTCTTCGCATGAAAATTGGTTACATATTCTTTTAAATTTTTCTCGAAATTCAGTTGCAATTTCTTTTATTTTTTGCTCTATTGTTCCTAAAGAGGGGTTGTGAGGATTATTTCGTTTTTCAACTTCTACCAATCCATTACACCAAAATAAAGAAAGAGGGTCATTATGTCCATAAGTTCTTGAATACGTAATTTCTCCATTTTTTTTAATTTTAGAACATACTTGTTCTATGTATTTTGAAAGACCTTTTTTTGTTATTTTGATCCATTTTCCCTCGCTATCTTTTAATATTTTTGAGATAATATTTTCTGCTATAAATTTTGGAAAAAGAGTCCCTCTTGTTGCTTTTTCTAGAGCCATAAACATCATATTTAAAATCATTGAGTTTGTGCTAAACGAGTATGATTCATCTTCGTCTTGTTCTGTGTTGGCTTTTTCACTGCACGAATCAGTTTTTCCCCCTTCATCAAGTGGTTTATTTTTGTCTTGTTCCTTGCCAGCGCTTTTACTATACGGCCAAGAACTTTTCTCTTCATCAAATGTATTTATAAAATCTGGAAGGATTTTTCCGAGTAGAGTATCAACGTCCTGGAGCTCTGAAAAGTCGATATTGAATTCGTTTTGAAAATAATCTTCAAGATGATTCATTGCGCATTACCCGCAAAAAGTTCTATTGTTCGCACAAAATTGAAAACCAAACCCTCGAACCAGAGATTTATACCTAACGATGCCGTGCCGGGCAACCCAAACCTTAGCCCTCTACCGCTGGTCTATAACCGATGGACTGCTGCCTTTGCTTTATACCGAATATTTTTTTCAATTGCCCGCCGTTTAAGTCTTTTTTTGTAAATCTTTTCCATCTTTTTCATCGCGTGTCTTGTCTCTGACCTTCTGCTGACTGGTCAATTCCCCCCTGAAAAAAGTGTCTCCATTGTCTCTATTGTCTCCAGCGTCCACCAGTTGGCCCAGACGACTATGGTAGCCCTCGGGCATGGCCATATTCACCCGAGCGGAAAAACAGCAGCACCTCGAAGCCTGGAAGGCGGCCCTCATCGCCGTGTCCCAGGGGCAGGAATACACCATCGGCACCCGTCGTCTGCGGCGCGCCGATCTGCCTGCCATCCAGGCGCATCTTGATTGGTTGGATGGGCAATCCACGGTTGAGGATCAGGCTGCCGGCTGCGGCAGCCCCGCCTTTATCTCCCTGATCCCGGGGAGGTACTCCTGATGGCCAATTTGCTGGATAGAGTCATCGGCTACGTCTCGCCGGAACGTGGTCTGCGCCGTGTCCAGGCCCGGGCGGCCATGTCCGCTCTTGCCGCGCTGGGTGGGCAGGTGGCTCCCGTACGCCGGACGGCGGCCAGCAAAGAGGGCACGCTGGCCAATTTTTCCCCGGCGCGCATCAACCTCTACACCGAAGAACGCGATGCGGATCTGGTTGCGGCCCGGGCCGAATCGCTGGCGGCCAGCGACGGGCACGCCACGTCCATTGTCGATTCTCTGGCTCTCAATGTGGCCGGCCCGGGCCTGCGTCCCCAGTCCACTCCGGACATGGCCGCTCTTGGTCTTGATGACGATGAGGCCGATGCCTTCGCGGACAGCGCGGAAAAGGCCTGGGAAAATTGGTGCCGGGAGGCCGACGCCGCTGATACCGACCATTTTGACGACATCCAGTTCCAGGTGTGCCGGTCCATGTTCGTCCTGGGCGAATTCATCCAGGTGCCGGTTTGGCTGGATGCACCCGATCGGGATTTTGGCCTGGCTCTCCAGACGCTGCATCCGGCCCGGTTGCGTACCCCTTCAGACCTGAGCCTGGATCCGATGCTCCGGCGCGGCGTGGAGATGGGGACCAATGGTCGGCCGCTGGCCTATTGGTTGGCCGAACCGCCCGATGGCCGGCCTTTGGCCGGACTCTCCAGCGCGTACTTTCGTCGCGTACCTCGGAAGGTTGGCCACCGCTGGGGGTGCCTGCACCGTCGCCATGGCAAGATGCCTGAGCAGTTTCGCGGTGAAAGCGCTCTGGCACCGGCTATGAAACAGCTCTCCGATCTTTCCGCGTATGCGGATGCCGAGCTGGTGTCCGCCGTTATTGCGGCCAGTTTTACGGTTTTCATGGAAGCCGCTGGCGATCAATTCGGGGGAGGCGTGGGGCTGGATGGGAAGAAGAAAGTGGGGCCCACGTCATACCCGGAGGAACTGAAACCGGGCACGATGATCGTGGGCCAGCCCGGCCACAAGCCGCATTTGCTGGCCAATCCCCGCCCGCCGCAGAGTTTCGACCAGTTTTTTACCCGTCTTCTGCGTGTGGCTGCCGCCTCCACCGGCCAGCCCTACGAGGTGGTGGCCAAGGATTTTTCCCGCACCAATTACAGCTCGGCCCGGGCCGCGTTGCTGGAAGTCTGGAAGCTCTACACGCTGTTCCAGGATTGGTTCGTGCGTGGCTATCTCCGCCATGTCTGGGAGATGGTCCTGGAGGAGGCATGGCTGCGCGGCTACCTGATCGTGCCTAAAGGCAAGCCAGATTTTTATGCAGCGCGCCGGGCATGGTGCGCCGCCTCCTGGACCCGGCCGCCGCGTGGCCAGATCGATCCGGTCAAAGAGCGTACGGCCGAACAAATTGGCCTGGACAACCTGTCCGAGTCCCTCACTGGGATTCTGTACTCGCGGGGTACGGATCCGGAGACCATGGCCCGCACCATCGCCAGGGAGCGCCGCACGTACGCCCGTCATGGCTTGGTCCCGAATCCTTCGTCCGTGTCCCTGGCTATCCAAGTTCCCGGCCAGGATGAAGAGCCGGTGCCGGTCGAGCATGCCACGGAGGAGGTCGCGTGACTCTCCAGACGCAAAAACTGTGGGCCATGGAACCGCAACGGCTGGCGGCCTTTTTTCGCGACATGAAAGGGAGGGGCCAGCCCGATGCCACCATGGCCGCTCTGGCCACCGCGTCCGGCCAGGAAGAACGCCTCTACGAGCGCGCCGGTTCCCTGGCCATCGTCAGCATGGCCGGGCCGCTGGCAAAAAATGGCAACCGCTGGCTGGGAATTTCTTCCATGCGCCAGATCGGCGCGGCCCTTGTCCATGCCGCCCAGGATCCTGCCGTGCGGGCCATCCTGCTGGATGTGGATTCGCCCGGCGGCACGGTGGACGGCACCGAGGAATTGGCCGGCATCGCCTGGGCGGTGGGGGCGCAAAAGCCGCTCTATACCTACGCTTCGGACCTCATGTGTTCGGCCGCTTATTGGGTCGGTTCCCAGTCCCGGGAGATCGGCATCCAGGCTTCGGCCCAGATCGGTTCTATCGGCGTGGTGCTGACGCATACGGACTGGTCGGGCCGGGACGAGCAGATGGGCGTGGATGTCACCTACCTCACGGCCGGAAAATACAAGGCCATGGGGAACCCCGATGAACCGCTTTCCGATGAGGCCAGGGTCTATCTCCAGGAGAGTTTGGACCAAGTGTACGGCCTGTTTCTCGACGCTGTAGCCCAGGGGCGCAAGGTTGACCGGGCCGCCGCCGAGGCTATGGCCGATGGCCGGGTTTTTCTGGGACGGCAGGCCTTGGAGCTGGGGCTGGTCGACCGCATCGAAAGCCGCGCCGATTTCATCAACCACATTGTGCAGGAGGTGCACATGGATCTGGCCAAGTTCAAGGCGGAACACTCGGGCGTGGCGGCCGAGCATCGCGCCGAGGTGGAAAACGAGCTGTCCGCCAAGTACGCCGATGCCATTCAGGCGGCCGTCGACAGCGAACGGGGCCGTTGCCTGGGCGTGATGGCGGCCCTGATGGGCAAGGAGATGGGCGACAAGGTGGCGGCGCTTGTGGCCACCGGCATTACGGCCGAGCAGGCCACGGCCATGGGCGCGTTCCTGCCCCAGGCTCCGGCTGCGTCCGGACAGGCGGAGCAGTCGGGCAACGCCGGCCTGATCCCGTCCGACCACATTCCCTTGTCGGAGGCGGGCAAGGCCGCTCTCGGCGCGCTGGCCGGTGCGGCGCAGTCGCCTCTGAGCCCGGCGGCGGATCCCACTGCCGCCGCTCCGGACTTCGACGCCCTGGTCGCGGCAGAGGAAGCCAAGGGCCTGAGCAAAGGACAGGCCCTTGGCAATGTGGTCAAGGCACACCCCAAGGCGCATGCCGCGTGGCTGAAAAAGCACAACGAACGGGGAGGGGAATAGGCCATGGCGTACCGCAATGAATCCCGCCGCGTCTTTGCGGCCGGGGTGCCTATCGTCGGCTATCGGCTTGTCACGCTGCTCAATGGGGAGCTGGCCCTGTGTGATCCCGGTGAACCTCTGCTGGGTGTGACCGAATACCCGGCCAATGCGGCTGGCGAACGGATCAGCGTCCGTCTGCTCAACACCGAGGGGACTATTGAGGTCGAGGCCTCGGGGGCGGTGGCTATC